TCTCCCGTCGGGCATTGTGCTGGTCGATGCCACGCTGCAGCTTTTCGAGGCCCCAGTCTGCATCTTCCGCCGACGGGTTGTCGTAGGCGTCGAGCACGCCGATCTCGCGCAGCGCGGAATTGACGACATCCTGCCCGGTCGCAACAATCGACTGATTGCCCGCTGTAAGCGCGACGGTCACGAGCTAGGAAATCTTTCCCTTAACGTCGCCTTTGGGCTTCTCGTCGTAGATGTGCGCGGTAGTGTCAGGCACGGGTTTCGGGATGTAAGGCTCTTTCACCCAACCCTCGGCGAGCGCGGCACGCAGTTCCTTTTCGTCGGCAACGGCTTTCGCCAGATGCTCATTCGGCACAATCTCTTCGTCCACAACTTCGTGCCGCGTGTTGCGGTGCTCGACGGCACGGAACGGTTCGCGCGGGTGCTTGTAGACGACACGCGGATACTCGGCGTGCGGAATCGACTTCAGGGGCGGTTTCGCGGGATCGAGGACGACGAGCGGAGCCGTGCCCTCTTTGTTTTGCATACGGTCTTCGTCAACTGCGAATGGCATGGAAATCTCCAGATGTTCGTAATTTGTGAGGGGGAGCTGCGTGCGAGATACGACTACTCTTCGGCTGGTTTCTCGGCCACAAACGCGCCGAACCCTTCCACTGCCGCTGCTTTCTCTTCGGTTGCGTCGGCGACTACGCGGGTGTGCTTTCCCTTGTAGAGAAGCTTCGGGTATTCGTTGTGGACGTGGAGGGTGAGCTTCACGGAAATCTCGCGCGGGGCGTGCGGGTCTTTTGCCAGAGCAGCCAGCGCGTCGGTCACGCGTTTCTCTTCTCCATTGGCGGGCGAAACACCTTTGATGTCAAACATTGAAAATCTCCTCAGGATGAAATTCGGCGCGGCCCGATGCGGAGCGGACCGCGCCGTTCTAGCTTTTTAGTAGAGCGCCAAGTACGGTCCCACCGCCGTGGTGAAGGTGGTCGGAACCGTGATCGTCGACGGAATCGTGCCAAACGTCTGGCCGGTCACGCCTTTGGTCAGGTAGTTGTCCTGCACCGCGGTCACCAGCATGCGGACGGTGGCGGTCGTGCCATTCGTCTGCAGGCAGCCAAAATATTGCGCCGGCCCCACCAGGTAGTAAGGCGTGGTGAACGCAATTTTCTGGTACTCGGAAGCCGTGGCCGCGACGACGCCAGCAACGGCGCTATTCGCGATCAGGTTTCCGGTCGAGTCGTAGAGCACGACCAGGTGGTTATCCGTGCCGACTGTCGTACCGTTCAGGACTTCGAGCCCCGTCAGGTACTTCGAGAAAGGCATCTGGATTTCCGTGCAATACATCGTCGTCGCCGCGAGCGTGGTGCCCGAGGTGTTGAGCGAGGTGTAGGCGGTGCCGCCCGGTTGCGGTGCGTAGAGCGCGGTGCCGGAGTTGCGCGTGGTCGAAAGCGCATCCCCAGTGACCCACTGTCCGCCAACGCAATCGGAGATCATGCCGCTGATGAACTGAATGCGGGGCAGGTAGGTCTCCGCGCTCCGAGTACAGGAGCCTGCCGGGACTGCCGGAGGCGCACCGTAATTCGTGCCACTGAAGGTGACAAGGTAGGACGGAATCACGAAGACGAGCGCGCCCGAAACATGGGAGCGGCCGGCTGTCGAGTTCGTCGCGCGAGTCACCGTGACCGTCGAGCCGCTGACCGACTCCACATCCATCGCTTCGCGATCAATGTAGAGAACAGTCGCTTTCGTCGGATCGGTGGCGCTCGGGCCATTGACGCCCGTCACGCTCGCGAGCACGATCTTTTGCACGTTGGCATCGGCAACCGCCGAAGACGTGGTGGTCATGGTGAGAAGGGTTTGCCCGAATGCGGAAGCGCACAGGAACAAAGCCGCGAGAGTCAGAGAGAAGTTCTTAATTGTCGTTTTCATGGTTTTGGTCTCCGGGGATCTATCAAAATTGATACATCGAAGCCGGAAATCTCCTTTTCCTAGGCTCCCGCCACGGCGCAAGAACCGTAGTCGGCGCGCAACGTCCCGAAGCCGTAGCACATGTCCCAGCGGTTCGTGATTTTGCGGTTGTATTGATCCCACGAACTGACCCAAGCGATCGAAGCGCCCGTCTCCGGGTCTTCCGCGCGCTCCGCGTGTTCCACCTTCTCCGGGTTTTCGAACTTTCCGAAAGCCTTGGCGAAGGCGTACTTCGAGAGGCCGAGCGAAACGGTTCCGCTCACGCCGCTCGGGCTGGTCGTTCCGGGCCAGAAGGTGAGCGCCGCGCTAGCTAACGGCAGAGCGTCCACGTTCTGATACTGCGATCCCGGTCCGTAGATGGCGGGGTAGATGGGAATGGTGTCATTGCCACCGGTCAAGGTGAAGTCCGGCCCATTGTTGGTGAAGGTCTTCAGACCGAGACCGTTCGGAGTGCGGGTCATCAAGTTGACCGCGTTCACGAGCGCCAAGTTGAACTTGTCACCCGCCTTGATGGTGTCGCCGTTCGTTCCGGTGACAATCAACGATCCACCGGACTGCCCGGCTCCCACAACCGTGACGCCGTGGGTTGCGGCAGTGCCAGCGGTGTGCTTTTGCAGCGAGTTCGAACGCACCCACTTCCAGCCAGCCGCATCACCGATCACACCCTTGCGATACATGTCGGAGATCGCCTTCTGCGGGTTGAACTGCGTGACATTGTTCTTCACGTAAGTCCGCATCAGTTGCGGGGTAATGCAGAGATAGCGGTCCCCGTCTGGCGGACAGCCGTAGGCGAAGAGCGTCTCCTCGGCGGCGAGAGCGAAGTCGAGGGTCGTCGAATCCGTCCCCAAAGTGCCAGCGACATTCGGGCAATTCACGCGGGCATAGTTCGCGGCGTCGATATCCACTTGCTGCGCCAATGCCTGTCCTGCCGGGTAGTAGTAGGACTCTTCGAGTTCTTTCTCGGAGCGTTCCATCTTCACCAGGCGTTCGTAGGAATCGCGGCCCCAGTGCACGCCCTTGATTTGGTCGACATTGACGGTGGTCGCCAGGCGCGAGATGCCTTGCTCCTGGTAGGCCAAGCCGGTCGTTACCAGCCACTGTTGCGGGAATTTGATCTGAACCGAAGAGCCGACTGCAAAGCTCTTGCCGAACTCAGACTCCCATTCCGAGTTGAAGTTGGCAGCTACCTCGTAGCTGTTTTTGAAGAACCAAAGGATCTTCATCGAGATCCAGTTGGTGGTTAGGAAATTATTGGGCACTGAAAGTTATCCTTGTCTGGCTCTCACGCTTTCGCGCGAGCCTGCCGGCGGGCGTTCATCCCAGCCTCGAAGGCGGTGAAATCGCCCGCTTGCGCCGCCGTCCGCAACGTATCCTCGGGGGCGGTGCCTCGACCGCCGACTTCGGAAGGTGGTTTCGGGGCGCGCGGTTTCAGTTCCGCAGAAGACTCAGACCTGGCGGGTTTCGCAGCGTCGTCCTTCGTGGCATCGGCTTTGACGAATTTCCCGTCTTCGCCGCGCACGGTCTCGGACTTGCCGGATTTCCCGCTCAGTTTCTCTTTGACCAAAGATTCCGTGGTGACGAGTTTGCGAAGAGCCGCGCCCGGATTGGTTTTGGCGAGCTGAACAAATTGCGCCAGTTCCGTCGGGTCCGAACCAAGCACGTACATCACGTCGAGCAGCACGTCGCTGTCATCCAGCATGGCTTTAATCACGCCTGGAATCTGCGGATCTTCGACGAGAGATTTGAAAGCGACCGGGACTTTTTCGTCTAAATCCGGGTAGCGTTCGCGGGCGTCTTTCGCTTTGACCTGGAACTGCTTCTGCGCTTCGGCTTGCGCCAGGCGTTGCCGCTCTTCGGCGATGGCATGGCTAACGACCTGCTTGGATTTCCATTCCGCGCCGTGTTGCACGGCGGCGTCGATGTAGTCCTCGTAGGTCGCTTTCGGGTTCTTCGTGAAGAACTCTTTCTCGTCGAGGCGCTTGTAGGTTTCGGGCGCGGGTTGCGAGAATTGCTTGACGTCACGCTTTTCCGGTTCCGATTTTGCGCGCTCCGTCGCGTCCGCTCTTTCTCGCAGAGTTTTGTTCTCGTCGAGAAGTTGCTGAATGCGGCGTTCCGTGTCTTCTTTGGTTTTGAGATGAGGCTTCTGCGTATCTTTTTCGGTGGCCGAGTCCGAGGCGCTGGCAGTTTTTTTGTCTTTCTTGTCCGGGGCCGGGTCCGGTGCGGCTGCATCTTTTGCGGTGGCCGAGTCCGCTTTGACAGGCTGTACTCCGGTGCGGTTCCACTCCGCGCGCTGTTCGCTTGACCAGGTGTGCTGGTTGGTCGAATCGAAGGCGGAAGTTTCTGTAATTACAGGGGCCGAGTCCTGCGTGACGGTCGCGGCATTTGTTTCAAGATCGGTGGCCATGGGTTACCTCAAGAATTTGTAGTATCGGATTGCGAGTCTTGCTGATTCTGCTGCGCGGCCGCCTGATCCGCTTGCGCCTGCGCGATGACTGCATTTTTATCGGCAATCGAGTGCTCGTGCGCGTGCTCTGCCGCCTGCATCCCGGCTTCGTGTGCGGCGTGATGGTTTTCGGTCTGCGTTTCCTGAAACAGTCTTTGCCGTTCGCTTGCGTCCTGCGCTTTCGTCTGCACGTTGGCGATGTAGGCCTTCAGGTCGGCATTCAACTGCGCAATCGAGGCGTCGAGCGACAACTGCATCTCGTGCATGTGGCTCTTAAACTGGTTGTCGATGACCTTCCCGGCCTTCTCTAACTTCAACTGCTGAATCTCCGCCTGCATCTCCTGCGCCGCCTGCTGGGCCTGCTGCAGTTGCTGCTGCACTCCCTGCAGTTGCGCAGCGGAGTTGTCCTTCGGGTCGAGAATGTCCGCCATCTCATCCCCGAAGGCTCCAAGGTTCTTCATCTTGGCCGCGAGCGCAAGGATTTTGGCGACGGCGCCCGGCGGCAACACCTGGGCGATCTGCTCTACGGTTTGGAAGATGGTGTCAGCGAAGGCAGCAGACTCCTCGCGCTGGGACGCATAACTAGG